TATTTACGTGTAACTATAAAAATAAAATACTTGAACCTTTACATTCAAGATGCACTGTTATTGAATTTTCAATAAGAGGAAAAGAAAAACAAGAAGTTGCACACGCATTTTTTAAAAGAATTAATAACATACTAGAACAAGAAAAAATCGAATATGATAAGAAAGTTCTTGCTGAAGTAATCAATAAACATTTTCCAGATTGGAGAAGAGTGTTAAATGAATGCCAAAGATATTCTGTAAGTGGAAAAATAGATAGTGGTATACTAGCTGTTTTTTCAGATGTTGCTGTAAATGATCTCATTAAAAATCTCAAAGAAAAAAACTTTTCGGAAGTTCGTAAGTGGGTTGTTGCCAACTTGGACAACGAAACTTCTATTTTATTGCGTCGTATTTACGATAGTTTATATGATTCCTTGGAGCATAGCAGTATACCTGCTGCTGTCCTTATTATTGCAAAATATCAGTTTCAGATTGCGTTCGTCGCAGATCAAGAAATTAATCTTTTGGCAGCGTTGACTGAAATTATGGTGGAGTGTGAATTCAAATGAGTCCATATAAAAATTATGAAGACCACAAGCGTAATGCCAGAGAGTATTATCACAAAAATAAAGAAAAAAAGAGAGAGTATTCTAAACAACGTCATCTGATAAACAGGGAAGAGAACCTCAAAAGAATGAGGGCAAGATATAAAGATAAAAAAGGATCAACAAAACAATCTTTGGAATCTATTTCTTTACCTGGAGAAATTTGGAAATCAATTGTAGTTGATGGAAAAGTACATCCATGGTATTCTGTTTCTACTATGGGTAGAGTAGCATCTCATTTTGGAAATAAACCTATGGGAAAAAATCTTAACCCTAGATTACCTGGTTTTAAAGGGTGGGATAGATCATATGATCCAGAATATTGTAGATTAACAAAACCTTCACCATCTTATAAAAATAATCATGATCCAAATAAACGTGATGTTTATGGAAATAAATTAAAAGTTGGGGATAAAATTATTCAAAGTACAAGAGTAAGTATTAGATTCCCTTGCGACTTCTTTAAAGACATTAACATGTATGGGTCAGAGTATGAGTATCCGATTCAAGGACTTGAAAGTAATATGAATGGTAAGTGTGTTCAAAGAACTATGGCAATCCATAAACTTGTAGCAAATACTCACATGTCTGTAGATGATTTTCCACCAGAAAGAATAGCAGATTCTTATGATGATTTACCAGAATCAGTCAAGCAGTGGATAAGAGAAACTGTAATTATAAATCATATTAATCATGATCCAACTGATAATCGTATTGAAAACTTGGAGTATGTTACTCCAAGAGAGAACTGTCACAAAGCAGTTGAGCAATATGGTGGTCATTTTTGTCCAGATCAATATCTAAAGCATAAAAAACCTTCTATTATAAAAGAAGTGCCCAAGTATAAAAATGCATTAGAAGAACTATTGGAGGTGTGATTTTAAATGAAGTCATACAAAACACCTTTAAGATATCCTGGTGGTAAGTCTCGTGCTTGCACCAAGATGGATCAATACTTTCCTGATCTTCGTGATTACGTAGAGTTTCGAGAACCATTTCTTGGTGGAGGAAGTGTTGCGATTTATATAAGTAAAAAGTATCCTCATCTTAAAATTACGGTTAATGATCTATATGAACCACTTGTTAATTTTTGGTTGCAACTTCAAGAGTCTGGAAAAGAGTTAGAAGAGAATATCAAAAATTATAAATCAACTCATCCAGAACCTATATCTGCAAGAGAACTTTTTAATGAATCTAAAAAGAGAGTTAATGATCAAAAATTTGATTCACTTGAAAGGGCATCTGCATTTTATATCGTCAACAAATGTAGTTTTTCTGGACTCACAGAATCATCTTCTTTTTCTCAACAAGCATCAATATCTAATTTTTCAATGAGAGGAATTGAAAAACTTTCTGGTTATTCTGAATTGATTACTAATTGGAATATAACCAACAACACATATGAAGATCTAATTGAAAACGACATTCACGATAATATCTTTATGTACCTAGATCCACCATATGATATTAAAGATAATTTATATGGTAAGAAAGGTGAAATGCATAAATCTTTTGACCATGATAAATTTGCAGACGATTGTGATAAATCTGATATTGATATGTTAGTCAGTTACAATTCAAATCAATTAGTAAAGGATCGTTTTAAAGACTGGACTGCTGCAGAGTTTGATCTTACATATACAATGAGATCGGTTGGAGAATATATGAGAGACCAACAAAAAAGAAAAGAATTACTACTTTTAAATTATGAGTTATGACTAAATTAAATCCCCTTGCTGAACTTCTAGGTATTGAACCAGAAGAGTTTACCAAAACTTGTAGGAAATGTAGTAGAGATCTTCCTTTATCCTGTTTTAGAACTAGAGGTGAAGGAGAAATACAAAGAAGAGTTGACATTGATTGTATAGAATGCCAAAAAAGAGAACATAAGATTAGACGTAATCTTAAAAAAACTGCTCCACCACCTCCAGAAGGATGTGATATTTGTGGTAAACCTGCATACCAAGATCAATCATACCGTGCTGGTTATCGCTATAAGACTTTATGTTTGGATCACGATCATAAAACTGGAAAATTTCGTGGTTGGATATGTGATGGGTGTAATGTTGCATTGTCAAGAATGAATGATGATGTTAATATTCTTAAAAATGCAATTAAGTATCTGGAGAAATAATGACTGAACTGAAAGATTGGTTGAACTCGATCAACCACAACAAAAAGAATCTATTTGAAGATGATCCCACAGCAAAATATCCTGCTTATGTTGTCAATCGTTGTATGTCTGGACATCTTGATACAGTTCTCTTTGCAAATGAAATGAACTTAAATCCACATCTAGATAAAGACCTTCAATATTCATTTTTTCTAAATAGTGTGAGGAAGCGAAAGAGATTTTCTCCGTGGCTTCGTAAGGATGAGATCAAGGATCTTGATTGTGTGAAACGTTATTATGGATATAGTAACGAAAAAGCAAAACAGGCTCTAAGAATTCTGACAAAAAAACAACTTAATTTTATAAAATCTAAATTTGAAACTGGAGGAATGAAATGATTACCGAGCCTGAGGTAAAGTGGTCAATCGACCAAATGATTGAAGTTACATTAAATGAACCAGATGATTTCTTGAAAGTTCGTGAAACACTGACACGAATAGGAGTAGCATCTCGTAAAGAGAAAAAGATTTATCAGTCCTGTCATATTCTACATAAACAAGGAAGGTATTATATCGTACACTTTAAAGAATTATTTGCACTAGATGGTAAACGTGCAAATTTAACTCAAAATGATGTTCAGCGTCGTAATCGCATTATTCAATTACTCACTGATTGGGGATTAATTAGAGTTGTAAATGAAAAGAAAATTACAGATATTGCTCCCCTAAACCAAATTAAAGTGTTAGCATATAAAGAAAAACACGAGTGGATACTTGAGACAAAATATAATATAGGAAAGAAAAAGAAAACCGAGGAGTAACCATGAACGGTAGACTAGATAAAGTTGCTATGACAAATAAGTTGATGCAACTGAAGAGAGAACTACATTATAAGTGTGAGATTGGAGAAAAAGGTGAATGGGAATGTAATGGAGCGAATGAATATTTAAACAAAACTCTTGATATACTAGACGAGTATTGGCAGTAAATAAAATACTGACTAGGCATTTCTTTTTGTTAAGAAATCCTAACATAGGTATAAATTTTTTGATAGATAATAATGAGTATATAAGGAGGCAATGCTTATGCACAATCCAATATCATTTAATAATTTGAATTCATGGGTTCCTTTCAATTTATCTAAGTCAGATCCAATAGATGATTACTTTGAATGTATTATTGAATGTAGAGATGGAGATAAAACATGTGCATTAGAATGTAGAGCACTTCTAGAATAGGAGAAAAAAAATGAATCCTTGTAAAAAAGGAGGGTTTACCACCCCTCCTTTTTTTGTGTTTTGTGGTTAAATAGTAATGTCGCCTTCGGGGACACAATTCACACTCGCTTACTAAGGAGAACTATGACTTACTTACAAAAATATCACTCTGCAAATTTACCAGAGTTGATGAAACTAATTTCAAAGAACGGTATAGGTATGGATGATTACCTTGACCGCTTTTTTAATAATTATGAAACTACAACAAACTATCCACCTTACAATCTTATTCATGTAAATAATGTTGAGTCCGTGCTTGAAATTGCACTAGCAGGATTCAGTAAAAAAGAACTTAAGGTTTACACTGAATATGGAAAACTTATTGTCGAAGGATCCAAAGAAACTAAAGAGACAGGATCCGAGTATGTCCATCAGGGATTGGCTCAAAGAAGTTTCACAAGAGAATGGGCACTTTCAGAAGATGTTGAAGTCAGAGAGGTTCAATTCAAAGATGGACTTCTTACCGTTAAGTTGGGTAAAGTAGTCCCAGAACATCATGCAAGGAAGGAATATCTTTAATGGTTAAGGGATACGATTTATTTGGATCACATGGTCGAGACTTACCCACTCCTCACGGTAGTGGGGAAAGACCCATGTATGCCGATATGGGCAAATCGTGTAGACCAGATCCAAATCGTAAATTAACATATCCTCACGTTGTCGCTCTATTTACTTTAGACTCACACAATACCAGTTACTTTTATAAAAGAGAGGATGGTACATATTACTGGCATCATTGTCGTAAAGATAAGGATGATGTATATGTGGATGCTGATGAGTTGCAATTAGATCTTCTAGGAAATGATCCAATTCTAAGTACAGAGTATATAATGAAAGCAATTTACTAGGGGTCTTGACAATCCCTTTTTTTATGCTAATATATAAAAAAGGTAATAAACAATCAATAAGTGATAGATGTATCACAACACCTATCTTTTGTTCATTGAATAAAAATTATGAAAAAATTATTTTTGTTGTTTCTAATTGTAGGAACGATATTACCTTCTTTTACATCCATACCTTCAGCAGAAGCTGGAAGTTCTCCTGAAGGTGTTCCGAGAAGACCACGAAACTTCTCACCCGAAGGTCGTCATAGACCGAGAAAACGTTGTAAAACAGATGGGAAGGTAGTCGTATGTCGAGTAAGACCTCGTAAAAAATGTACGATAAGAAGACCTTGTGTACCACCAGGTTACTATCTTCCTAGTCCACCAAGGTATCCAATGCCTACCTTACCTAATCCACCCTTTATTATTGGTGGGTAGTATTATATTAAGGAGATCTTGACGATCTCCTTTTTTATTGTTATAATAAACCCGTATAATATAATATTATGAGCATACAACTTGCACTATTAAAATCTGGAGAAGAAGTAATTGCTGATATCAAAGAATTTAGAAATTCTGATGATCAATTAGTATCCTACTTCTTCGGTAATCCATACGCTATAAGAGTTAGTCGTCCAGAACCACAACTTCTTACAGAAGGAACAAAACCCTTGAATCAAGAAGTTATATATTATAAGTGGATGTCTTTATCAAAAGATGATAATATTATTGTCGATAAAGATTGGATAGTTTGTATTACTGATCCAATAGATTCAATTAAACAAAATTACGAGGACAAAATTAATGGAAGACATGGAAGAAGTGAACCAACCAGTGGATCAACTGATGGACATGATTCCAGAGGAGGAACCTCTGGAGCAGACGGAGGATTTATCAATCCAAATATTGTACTTAACGAATAATTTAGTTTTAGTCAGTAAGATAAAAGAAGTTCTAGCAGAAATCGGGCAACCAGATTGTATGTTAGAAGATCCTTGTGTGATTAAAGATGGTAAAATAATTAGATGGTTGTCTAACGTAACTGAAAGTTTGCAAATGTTTATAAGTTCTGATAAGATATTAACATTGGTTGATCCCAACCAAAAAATACTTGATGATTATCTTGAGACTATTAAATGAGGTTTTACACCAATGTCCACCAAAGGTTTAATGAAATTCTTGTCCGTGGATATGAAAATGGCAAGCATTTTACTGCGAGGGAAACATTTCATCCCACTTTTTATGTACCTTCGAAGAAAAAATCGAAGTTTAAAACCCTAGAAGGAGATAGTGTAGAACCAATTAAACCTGGTAAAATATCTGACTGTAAAGAATTTATTGAAAAATATTCTGGTGTTGAAAACTTTAGTGTGTATGGAAATGACAGATACATCTGTCAGTATATTTCTGAAACATATCCCGAAGAAGAAATTAAATTTGATATTAGTAAAATTAAATTAGTCACGATTGACATCGAGGTTGCTGCTGAAAGTGGTTTCCCTGATGTCTTTAATTGTGCGGAAGAATTACTTGCAATTACTTTACAAGATTATACAACTAAAAAGATAATTTGTTTTGCTTCTCGTCCATTTAATAATACAAGAAATGACGTAAGATATGTTCAATGTACAGATGAATACAATTTAATAGATCGTTTTCTAGAATATTGGCAGACAAATACACCAGAAGTGATTACTGGTTGGAACTGTGAGTTATATGATATTCCATATATCGTAGGACGTATCGAAAGATTGATGGGTGAAAAAAAAGTTCGTAAACTTTCTCCTTGGGGTTATGTAAGAAAGAAAGATTTTGTAGTTCAAGGTCGTAAACAAATATCTTGTGAAATGGCAGGTATTTCTGTAATTGATTACCTTGATTTGTATAAAAAGTTTACATACACAAATCAAGAATCATATCGCTTAGATCACATTGCTTTTGTTGAACTTGGTAAGAAGAAATTAGATCACTCTGAATTTGACACCTTTCGGGACTTCTATACTGGCAACTGGCAAAAGTTCATTGAATATAATATTGTTGACGTTGAGCTTGTAGATCAACTTGAGGATAAAATGAAGTTGATTGAACTCTGTCTGACGATGGCATATGACGCAAAAGTAAATTACACAGATGTATTTTTTCAAGTAAGAACATGGGATTCGATTATATATAATTATCTGAAGAGGAAAAATGTTGTTATTCCTCCGAAGGTGAGAACAGACAAAGATTCACAGTATGCAGGTGCTTATGTAAAAGAACCAATACCAGGTAAGTATGACTGGGTGGTTTCTTTTGACCTCAATAGTCTGTATCCTCATCTGATTATGCAATATAATATTTCTCCAGAAACCTTACTTGAACAAAGACATCCATCAGTAACGGTTGATAAAATTTTATCTGAAGAAGTAACATTTGAAATGTATAAAGACAACTCAGTATGTGCAAATGGTGCGATGTATCGCAAAGACATCAAAGGGTTTTTACCCGAATTGATGGAGAAGATGTATAACGAAAGAGTCATATTCAAAAAGAAAATGTTGGAGGCAAAGAAAGCTTATGAAAAAACGAAAACAAAAACGCTGGAAAAAGAAATTGCCCGTTGCAACAATATCCAGATGGCAAAGAAGATTTCTCTTAACTCTGCTTATGGTGCTATCGGGAATCAGTATTTTCGGTATTTTAAATTAGCAAACGCAGAAGCAATTACTTTATCTGGTCAAGTATCAATCCGATGGATTGAAAATCGGATGAATCGTAAACTGAACAAAATTTTAAATACGGAGGATGTTGATTATGTTATTGCTTCTGATACCGATTCCATTTATCTTAATTTGGGTCCTTTTATTGACGCAGTATACCAAGGCAGAGAGAAAACTACTGAAAGCATTGTGTCGTTCCTTAATAAGGTGTGTGAAGTGGAATTTGAAAAGTATATTGAGAGTTCTTACCAAGCGTTGGCGAACTACGTAAATGCTTATGATCAGAAGATGTTTATGAAAAGAGAGAACATCGCAGATCGTGGTATATGGACAGCAAAGAAAAGATATATTCTGAATGTATGGGATAGTGAGGGAGTTCGATATGGAGATGCAAAGTTAAAGATTATGGGTATTGAAGCAGTGAAATCATCAACACCTGCACCTTGTCGCACCATGATTAAAGAAGGATTGAAAGTGATGATGAGTGGCACCGAAGATGAGATGATAGATTATATTGATGATTGTCGAAATAAATTTAAATCACTTCCACCAGAAGAAATATCTTTTCCAAGATCAGTTTCAAATGTGACCAAGTATAAGGGAACTCACAACATATATGAGAAGGGAACACCAATGCATGTTCGTGGTGCATTATTATTCAATCATTATGTTAAAGAACGGAAACTTAATAAAAAATATGCATACATACAAAATGGTGAAAAGATTAAGTTCTGTTATTTGAAAGATCCAAATCCGACAAGAGAAAATGTGATTTCGTTCATTCAAGATTTTCCAAAGGAACTTAATCTAGAAAAATATATTGACTATGATACTCAGTTTGATAAGGCATTTCTTGATCCAATGAAGGCTGTGTTAAATGCAATTGGTTGGTCAGATGAAAGAAAAATTACTTTAGATAGTTTTTTCTCATGAGGTATTCTGTTGTTTGGTCTGTTGATAATGATTTAGAAACAATTTATTATCAGAAAAAATTTGAAGATTACAATACTGCAACCTGGTTTGCAAAAAGAATGGATCAATGCTATAATTGGTCTACGTGCATTCCAAGCAGATTTTTAACAGATCTGGATTGGT